CGGTTATTGTTCGGCGTATATTCGCCATAACTTACAGACACATTCCCGACCGACTTGGACTGTTCAGATTTGGGGTTGCCCGATCCTGGTTTAGTATGGACTACAAGCAAATGAGCAAGCAGATTGAGCACTATTTCTTTGCCACAATCTTCATAATTGCCACCCCAATAGCACGGCCACACGTTTTCCAGAGCAGGTAAACTACTGTCTACCGTGTCCGCGTCAAATTCCGGAAACCGTGCCTTGAAGTCATCAATAACAGACATTAGATGTACTCCAGCTTGCCCATGTTGGCAGCCCGCTCAATTTTCCTACTTCCACGTTTGTCAGCCAAATCCTTATCTGTGGGAACATATACATCCCCCGGAGCTATATCTTGACTATATACCTGCCAGCGATGGCCGGATATATTGCGGACACCGGACGGCTTATTAATATTGTTAACCGTCCGGCCCTCGTCCGCGTTTATGTCAATAGCATCATCTGGGGATTGTGTTTTCTCAATGGCGTCAGCTATTTGCTGCTTGGTCCAATTATGGTCCACGCCAACCCCGAAAGCCTCGGCCTTTTGGATCAGGTCATCCTTGCGTATTCGCAGAATGTCCATAATGTCCCCCTTACAGTCCGGTCAGCAAACGAGCGGCGTTGTCCTCGATAACGTCCAGGCCGGCAAGAGCAAAGTAGCTCTCGACATAATACTTAAACCCACGCTGGTCGATACTGGACACATTCAGCGGGACCGGCAAGCGGAACTGCATTGCCCGACGGTTGCTGGAAAATGCCGCAGTGATGGAGTTCCCACTCACAGAACGCGCCTTGGGAGTAAGCCCGAACTGTATTTCCGGGAAATTAGCCTGGAGCGCACGGAGCACGGACATTTCCGAGCCGGCGGCATTCAGGATTTTCTTGGCACAGGCGTTATATACGTTGTCCGGCATAACCACACGATCGGCTTTGTAGGTGTCTACATTAAGCACACCTGCCCACTGCGCGGTAATCAGATCGGCAATTTCCTGGTAAAGCTCCTCGCCGGTTAGATTGGCCGCAGTATCGGCGGCGGCTCCATCTGCAAACCCGGCATAGTTAAGCAGGCCGGTAGTTTTCTGTGAGCCATCAGTCCGGACCTGTCCAAGGTACCCAATTTCGTCGATTTTCTGGTTAAATCTCTCGGCGTGGGCTTCCAAGAAACGGTTCGGCAGATTGATGTTTTCCAACTCGGCTTGCTTGAGTTCTACTTCCGACCAATCGGAATTGGCTTCCAAGCTGTAAACCGGGATGCTATCATCCTCACCGACCAGGGAAATTTTGCCGTTGGTGTTGGTGTTGGTCCCGGACTCGCGAAAGTCGCCCTCGGGCCGGAGCTTTAGTTTGCGGATACTGGTAGCATAACCGCCCTCGTTGTTAACAGTCAGTCCTTGGTTGAGGAAGGTCAGCCCAGCATATTCCTGGGTAAATATCTCCGGGCTTACATGCTCCAGGGACCGGGCAAGGATTATGCCCCCCTCATCTTTAAAATGCTTCTTGGCGTATGCGGTAGCCCCCTCAAAACTCTGGAGGTCATACAGTGCCTTGATCTTGTTCATATCCATTTTTTATTCTCCTTCAAAATTACGTTTAAGCAGTGGTGATGGTCAGTTCGCCAGCGTCGTAGATATTTCCACCGAGTTCAGCCCACAGATAAGTGGACCCGCCACCAGTTATGGTCAGCGTCAGAGTGATGGTCCCGGTATCATCAGATATGACCAGATATTCGGCGTTTGCGGTGACTTCTTCTTTCTGCGTACCATCTGCAACGGCTATCCCGTTAATAGCGTCAATGCCAAAATCATCAGCACCGCCTACCCAGATGCGGGAAAGTACATTGTCCTCATAATCATCACCGTTGATGTCCTGCGCCTGGATGGTGACCGTGCCGGTGTCATCTCCATTGTCGGTAAACTCAATGCCCAGCGAGGGCAGTGCGCTATATTCCACGATGCTATTTTCAACGCCGAGCATAACACGGACCAACCATACACCATCTTGCTTCTCTTCCCAAAACATACAAGCCGGGACTTCCAGCTCTCCGGCGTCGTTGGTCGCCTTGCCAGCATCGTCAGTGCCATCATTGACCACGTACACCTGATCGTACTTGCTCGGATCGGCCTGGTCAGTCACGGTTACGGTAGCCCAGCCAAAATTGATAACCTCGGCCACCTGGTCGATTTCCTGACCAGAAGTGGAATAAACCCCGTCACCAATCTCACCGGTGATCTTACGCCTTACAACACCGGCAATCTGCGGAGTGGCAGAGCCGGACAGGTTCTTTATGGTATCGTCGGCCTGATCGTACCGGCAAAACCGGCCTTCAACCAAACCATCCTCGAAAAGCTCAAACGCCTCTACGTTGTGGGGCTTACTTTTGAGGACTTCCCCAGCCATCAAATCTACATGCTCGCTCAAAACAGTGTTTCCAAATGCCATGTCTTTATCTCCTTAAATTATTTGTTACTTGTCCAGGTATTCTGCCACACGCTTTTCCAAGCTGGACGGCATAGCCGAGTCACCGAACCGGGAATAATCCGGGGCGGGCTTTTTCAGCAGCTTAAAAGCCGTAGGCAGTTCGCTGTCTTCAAACTCCTGGTCGCCGTACTGCGTCGCTAGGGCATCGCGCATGATCTGTGTAGCGGACTTGGCTCCAAAATCATAGTCAGCATCCAAAAAGTCCTTGGCCTTCGCCATGACACCAGCGTACTTTTTCACTTCCTTGTCAGCCAACTTCTGTGCCTTTTTCTCGGCCTGCTTTTCGGCGGCCTTGGCTACGGCGTCCTTGAATTTCTGGCTGTCCTCGAATTTCTCCTTTTCCTCGTAATCCTCATCCTCCATCTCGGGTCCCTCCGCAGGTTCCTCGGCGGGCATAACTCCCTGCTCTTTGGCGTAAGCCGTGATCTCCATGAGCGGCCCCATCAATTCCTTGAGCTTGTCCACCGGCACTTTCTTGATTGCTTCGGGCAAATTTGTGGCAATCTCTACCACCTGCTCCAGCGAAATCTCGCCGTCCTCATCGTAAAATGCCTTTTTCACAAAGTCCTTTTTCATTTTTTTCTCCCTCTCAAGATTTTTAATTTTGTCACCTGGCTGTTTATCCAAAAAACAGCACAGCGGCCCGCAACGGCCATTTTCAACTACGGCTAAATGGTGCGGGACAATATTTTGCTGCTCAAAATCGTACCGGTCATGTGGCACAAGATCGGCAGAATACCCCAGGGACAGTTGACGCTTGGTGTTCAGAATGTCCAACATCGCGTCAGAAACTTGCAATTTGTTTTTTATCCCGATCCGTGCATCGTCCCCGGCGTCAGCCAGGTCCACCATCTGGCTGTCAATTACAGAGCTGCCAGTATCCGGGGCGTTACCGTCCAGACTTACATGCTCATCAGTCAGCGGTATGCCTACCAGATCGGGAAATACGTTACCAATTGTGGACGTAGACCGGTAAACCGTAAATACCTTGTCCGCTGGCTCCATACCTATTTCGCTGCCCAGATATTTAAGCACCCCGTCCCGCACGGAGATAGCTGTTTTATCCTGCGCGTCAAAATCTACCCGATCAGCAAAATGAAGCCGCTTAGAACTATCACCAAATTGAGATTTACAAATAGCCCAGGCACGATCTTCTTCATAGTCCTCTTCGAGCAGAGATTTAACGCACTCATCTACTTTTTTAGGCATCCATATCCTCCTCATTAGCCGGAGGAATCACCATTTGATATGTGCACCGGCAATTGTAATCGACACCGGGCAATAGCGTTTTGCCATCACAGGACGAATAAAGCCCCTCGGCTAGATTAAATTCTCGACCATGCCGTTCAGCATGACAATTCCGCACCCGCTCATCTTCCGATGTGATCCATATAGCTTTCTCGATGCCCAGGTTACGCGCCCGCGCCTTTGTAGCCAACGAGTTAAACGTGCTGATCTGCGTCCGGGCGACCATCTGGGCATGATTCTTGCGTTGCTCCACCATGCCGTCAAACTGTTCCATAATATCGTCGATGCCCCGGCCCTCGGCCATGTCGCGCAGGGTGTTCGCCGTCCAATTCTGGAGCGTTTCGTCCCGCATCTTCTTAATCCACTGCGCAGTTTCAAGCTGGTAAGCATTGATCTGATATGTCAAGCCCTCGGTTGCCTCGAGTTCGGCCTTGTCAATCCCTATTCGGCGTTTAGCGGCATTATAAAATACGTCCCGGTTACGCTTATTGACCTTTTCCGTGATCTTCTTTGCCATCTCTTCCAAACGGTCATCAGGGAATTGCTTGGTCAATTTGCGCCGGACCTTCTTTGCCAGCCGCAGAAACACATTGGCGAAGTTGCCCACTTGCTGGTCCGCGAACATTTGCCGGAGTTGCGGAGGCAGGGCATCTTCGGCCTCGGTGTGAAATTTCTCGATAGTACTTTTGTGCAGCTCCTTAAATACTTGATTCTTGTACCGCTCTTGCATCTCTTCGAGCATGTACTTGATAAAATCTTCAAGCTGCTGCTCTTCGGCCCTGGGCGGTGCTGGGCTGGGTATTTTTGCCCCCTTGACGGATTTAACTTCCCGCTTAGCCATCATCTTCTCCCAGCAAAGAAGCCAGGTCCATGCCAGCATCAGGCTCCGGCAGGGCATCATCATCCACAGCGGGAAACACCTGATCCCAGGCATCCGGGGTGATTACGTCCTTATCCTGCAAGTATTTCCGATAATCCTCGCCTAGTTGATACATGATGAGTGCGTTTTTAAGGGCTTTCTGCTCATACTCCACGCGCTCGCTCGGTGCTTCGCCCTGGTTCTCTTTGAACCATACTCGGCCACGGCCATGCAAAGCCATAAGCCGATTGATCGGTTCTAGCAAAAATTCAGATTGCAGCGTTTCAATAGTTTGCTGCAATACCTGCCGTTCACCCTCGCCGGTAGAATTAAGCCCACGCGCGGCCTCGCCTACAAGCCATGACAGGGGC